GAAAGGTGGTCAGTTGCAAGATTTTGCAAAGAATTAAATCTTAATGAAGCTACTGTAACAAAATGGAAATATGAGGGAGTGATACCAAGAAAAGAAGATATGATAAAAGTTTATAAGTTTACTAAAGGCAAGGTACAGCCAAATGACTTCTATGGGATTAATCAATGAGCTTTGAAGCATTAGCTTGGGGAGTTAAACAGAATACAAATAGTTCTATTAGTAAATTAGTTTTACTTATGATTTGTAATTATGCTAATGAGAAAGGAGAAGCTTATCCAAGTCAGGAACATCTAGCAAAACTTTGTCAATGTTCAAGAATATCTGTTACAAGGCATATCAAAGAATTGCAGAAATCTAATTTTATATCTATTCGAAAAGAAAAAAATGGTGCTTATGGTTATAATCTTTATATCTTAAATATAGGGTATGTATCAGAGAGTAACAAACCCAAAGTATCAGAGAGATACTTAGAAGGTATCGGAGAGATACACAATACCCAAGATACACAAATAACATCATATTTTGAAAAGTTCTGGGATAAAGTTCCTAGAAAGATTGCGAAAAAGAAATGTCAGAAGATATATAATAATCTGGTAAAGTCTAAAGAAGTTACGGAAGATGAATTAATAAATGCTATGGAAAGATATGCTGAAAGTGTAAAGCATACTGAAACAGCTTTTATTGCGCATGCAGCAACTTGGTTAAATCAAGGTAGATGGGAAGATAAGATAGAGGTAAAAGAAAAAAACAAAAACTTTTTATTAGGATAACGGAGAGTAACAATGAGCAAAAAAATAGATGGTTTATATACAGCCAGAGATTTATGGGAATCAGTCAAAGATTTACATTCTGGAAATACAAGTCAACCTTATGATGTTGGATTTACATCATTAGAAGATAATTACAAAGTTGCTAGAGGAACATTTCATGTTTGGACTGGAGTTCCAAATCATGGAAAAAGTTCTTTTCTTGCTGATATTTTAATGAATATGGCGAAGATACATGGTTGGAAATTTTGTCTATTTTCTCCAGAGCATAGTATGGCTAATAACATAAAGCGATTGGCAGAAAAATTTATGATGAAGCCATTTGACTATGGTATGAGAGATAGAATAACAAAAGATGAATTAGTAACAACATTGGCATTTATACAAGAACATTTCTTTTTCATTGATATGGAAAATGAAAGTCCAGATATTAAATGGATATTAGATGTAGCAAGACAAGCTAAAGAAGAATATAAAATAGATGGTTTAGTATTAGACCCATATAATGAGATTAATCCAAGTAGAAAAGGAAATCTAAGAGAAGATGAGCATATATCTAATGTTATATCAGACATAAAAAGATTTAATAGGGAAACTGAATGTGTTACTTGGTTAGTTGCTCACCCAACAAAACTTCCAAGAGAAGCAGATGGAACATACAATGTTGATTCTTATTCTATAAGTGGTTCAGCTCATTTTGCAAATAAAGCTGATTTAATATGCGTAGTATCTAGAAACTTTGCTGAAGAAAGAACATCTTTTCAAGTTAAAAAGGTCAGGGAAGCGGATTTGTACGGACAAATATCTGAAACTTCTTTCAAATGGAATACCAAAACAAGATGCTTTCATCAATTAGATAGCAACATTTGGAACAAACATGATTAAAGGAATGAGAAACAATCAAGCTAAACATATAGACTTTGGTTTCTTATCTGGAGTTATAGAAGATAATCCTAAAGCTATGCCTAGTGATTTAGATATGGTGCTTGAACGTAAGGGTAAGTTTCTAATTGCTGAATGGAAAAGAGATGGTGAAAAGATATCTATGGGTCAGAAGATATTATTAAAGGCTCTAGCTAAACATGATAATTTTAAGGTGCTTATCATAGAAGGTTATTCTTATGATGGTACTACTGAAGTGAAAAGAATAGGAATCATTAAGCAAGATAAGTTAGAAAAAATAGCAGAAGGAACAGATGGGTTGAAGAAGGTAATCAAAAGATGGTATAAATACGCAAACAAAGGAGCTATAAATGAGTGAACAATGGGCATTACATAATGCAGATTGTTTGGAAATACTGCCAACTATAAAAGATAAAAGCATTGATTTAATTCTTACAGACCCACCTTACGGAACAACAGCTTGTAAATGGGATAGCATAATTCCACTTGAGCCAATGTGGAAAGAGTTAAAAAGAATTATAAAAGATAATAGAGCAATAGTCTTATTTGGTAGTGAGCCTTATAGTTCATATTTAAGAACATCAAATATAGATTGGTTTAAATATGATTGGATATGGGAAAAGCCTAGAGGAGCTAATTTTCTAAATTATAAATATCAACCCTCAAAAAATTATGAAGTTGTATCTGTTTTTTCTGATGGAGCTACATCTTTTGTTAAAAATAATTCTAATTGTCCATATAATCCACAAATGACTAAAGGTAAAGCATATAATATAAGACAGGGCAAAGGTGGCGAAGCAATAGTTAGAGAGGGAAGTAGAACAGGAAAAAATATAATAACTAAAAACGAAGGTACAAGATATCCAAATGCAATACAAAAATTTAATTTTGATGTGGATAAATTACACCCAACACAAAAGCCAGTAGCTTTATTGGAATACTTAATTAAAACTTATACTAATGAGAATGATACTGTTTTAGATTTTACAATGGGAAGTGGTTCTACAGGGGTAGCTTGTAAGCATTTAAACAGAAAGTTTATAGGTATTGAAAAAGACGAGAAGTATTTTAAGATTGCAAAAGAACGAATAAATTGTTCTGATAATATTTATCAACAGAATTTGTTTTGAATGATTAAATAGATTAAGATATATTTATTTGAACATTATAAAAGGATTATATGCCAAAGATTGAAAGCAACGAAAATAAAGAAATGGTTTCAAAGTTGTCTGGACTTGGGTTAACTCATATCCAGATTGCGTCTGTTCTTGGCATCAGCAGAACAACCTTATATAAACATTACAAAGAAGAACTAGATTCTGGAAAGGCTATGTGTATTGGTAGAGTTGCAGAAAATCTTTATAAGATGGCAACTGGTGATATATCTGCTAGAAATACTTTAGGTGCAGCGATATTCTACCTCAAAACTCAAGCGAATTGGAGAGAGGTTAATACTATAGAGGTAACTGATGGAAGCGAAAACCAAGCCAAATTTAGAGAATTGGCAGAAGCAATACAACGAACTAGACTCACAGACACAGAAAGCGAGTCTACTATTAACTAAGTGGTATGCAATAGCCAGAGATAAGCAGTTAATAAAAGATGAAGATGATTATAATATTCAGCTTTTTCTTGCTGGAAGGGGTTTTGGAAAGACATTAACACTAAGTTATGACGCAACCATTTACTGTTTACTTAACCCAAACTCTATTGTAGGTGTCGTAGCTCCAACTTATTCCGATTTAAAAAAAATAATTTTTCAAGGAGAATCTGGATTTCTTAGTATCATTGACAGAGAATTATTGTCCAACTCTGGATATAACAAGACCGACAATCAAATTGAGTTCACAAATGGCTCAAAAATTATAGGCTATCCCGCCATTGAGCCAGACCGCTTGAGAGGAAACAACTTTCACAGAGCCTATTGTGATGAATTAGCAAGTTGGCGCTATGCCACAGAAACTTTTGATAACTTGATGATGGCTTTGCGATTAGGTGAAAGTCCGAAATGTATTATTACCACAACACCAAGACCGATAGAACTAATCAAGCAATTGGTGGTTAGAGCAGATACCAAAGTAATTAAAGGCAATACTTTTGAAAATGCTGAGAACTTAGCTCCATCAACTATTAAGATGTTAAAGGAACGATATAGTGGAACTAGAATAGGACAGCAAGAGTTATATGGCCAAATCTTAGAAGATATAGAAGGTGCATTATTTAATGCAACAAACATAGAAAAAAACAGAGTAGAACTCGCTCCAGAATTAACAAGGGTGGTAGTTGCTGTAGACCCAGCCGTAACTTCAAACAAAAATATCTCAGGCAAAAGAGATTCAGATGAAACAGGAATTATTGTTGCTGGTAGAGGTGTTGATAATCATTACTATATTTTAGGCGATTATTCTGGTATTTTTAGTCCTGACACATGGATTAAGAAAGCCATAGAGTGTTACTATAAATGGGAAGCAGACTTTATTGTGGCAGAAACAAATCAAGGTGGAGATTTGATTGAGAAATTATTAAGAGTTCAAGACGCTAATGTTCCTTATAAGGGGGTACATGCAAAGCGTGGCAAGGTGCTACGAGCAGAGCCAGTAAGCAGTATTTTTGAACAGGATAAAGCTCATATGGTGGGATATTTTAAAGAGTTAGAAGAACAAATGTGTTCATTTACACCTTACACAGTAAAAAGTCCAGATAGGTTAGACGCATGTGTTTATGCGATAAGTAGCCTTCAAAATTCTGGAAGTGCAATTTTTAGAATCAGTTGAGGAATATATAATGGGATTATTTGATAGATTCAAAAAACAAACAGAGCAGATTCAAAGAAAAGAAGCTCCAAAAGTATTAATAAATAAGATTAATGCTTATCAAAGCAAAACCAATAGAAAGTATAAACAATTTGCTGAAGATGGATATCAACAGAATTCTATTGCTTATCGTTCTATTAATTTAATCGCTAACAACGTATCAGCAACATCATTTAAAGTTTTTTCTGGCGACCAAGAATTAGAAAACCATGAACTCATATCATTATTAAAAAGACCGAATCCACTACAAAGTGGTGTTGAGTATTTTCATTCAATGGTAAGTTATTTATTAATATCTGGTAACTCTTACATGTTAAAAGATAAAGAGTTTGGTAGTCCAAAAGAATTATATTTACTTAGACCAGATAGAGTAGAAATTAAAGCAGAAAGCTCAATGATTCCATCAAAGTATTTGTATAAAATAGATGGAAAGATAGTCAATGAATATCCTGTGGATAACCTTACAGGAGCTTCACAATTAAAGCATGTTAAATTATGGAATCCGTTAGATGACTTTTATGGATTATCGCCTATTGTTGCTGGAGCTTATAACATTGACCAACACAACTTGGCTGGACTTCATAACGTAGGATTATTAAAGAATGGTTGTACTCCATCTGCTATGTTGAAGTTCCAACCTAAAGATGAAACTGGTATGTCGGCAACACTTACAGACGACCAGAGAGCCATGATATTAGAAGATTTAGAGTTTAGATTTAGAGGTAGTAATAACTCAGGAAGACCAATGTTATTAGAGGGTGATTTTGATTACGTGCAAATGGGCTTAAATCCTAAAGACATGGATTTTCTTGAATTAATGAATATGTCAGCCAGAGAAATTGCATTGTGTTTTGGTGTTCCAGCGCAATTAGTTGGTATTGCTGACCAGACTTATGCGAATGTCGCAGAAGCTAGATTATCCTTATATGAGGAAACCATAATCCCATTATTAGATAGAATTCAATCAGACTTAAACGAATGGCTAGTGCCGTTATATGATGGTGATTTAAGAATTGTTTACGATATAGATTCTATTCCAGCTATGGCAGAGAAGCGTAAGCAGATATTCGCTAATGTTACTCAAGGCGTTCAGCAAGGTATTTTAACTAGGAACGAAGCCAGAGAAAGACTTGGGCTTGAGCCGATAGATGGTGGCGATAGCCTATTAGTCCCATCAAACTTATTCCCATTAGGTGAGGTAGATGATACTGCTCCAGACGAAGATAATGATATGCCAGTAGATTCTGAAGGTAATGAAAAATATGATGATACATATGAAATGCTTTACGGTGAGAAAGAGGAAAAGCTAGACGAATATCCAGACGGAGAAGATGTCGACCCAAAGTTACCTAGTGCCTACCGTTTAGGCACAGCACAAAAAAATTGCGGTAACTGTATCCATTACGAAAACAAATATTGTGATTTCTTTGACGCAGAAGTCAGAGCAGAGTATTTGTGTAATGCTTGGGCTGGAGAAGAAGAAAAAGCATTAGATGATTTAGATTTAACTGCTACTGCTGGAATGAAAGAAGAAGCAAGACGTGGTTTAGATTGGAGAAAAGAATTTAACAGAGGTGGAACACAGGTAGGCGTTGCCAGAGCCAATCAAATTGTAAGTGGTGAAAGAATGTCGCCAAGTACCGTTCTTAGAATGTATTCATTTTTCTCAAGGCATGAAGTAGATAAGCAAGGTCAAGGATTTAGACAAGGGCAAGATGGATATCCTAGTGCTGGAAGAATTGCTTGGGCTTTATGGGGTGGAGATGCTGGATTCAGTTGGTCAACCAAGAAAAGAAATCAGATTATGGCAGAACGAGAAAAGTCATATGATGATATGGAGCTTAAAGTTGCTGGATTATCTAAGACAGTAGAAAAGGCTCTACAAGGTAAGGTTGACGAACACAACGATAAGTATGGAGATAAGAAAGGCAAGCGAGTAACTGTTGGTATGCTTGGAAAAGTTTTTAAACGTGGTGTAGGAGCATATAGAACTAACCCATCAAGTGTTAGACCAAGTGTAAGGTCAGAAGACCAATGGGCTTATGCTAGAGTCAATGCTTTCTTGGTTGCTGTTAGAACAGGTAAATTTAGAGGTGGTAAGTTCGATTTAGACTTATTACCGAAAGACCACCCATTATCTTCAAAGGATTAAATTATGTTTAAATTTGGCAAAGGCTCACTAGAAAAATTAGAAACAGTTCACCCAGACTTAAAATTAGTTATGAATGAAGTTATTAAGCTGACACCGATTGATTTTGGTATTACAGAGGGCATGAGAAGCCTAGAAAGAGCCGAACAACTTAAAGCTGATGGATTGAGCAAGGTTGGCTCTAAATCGCTTCATTGTCAGGGTAAGGCTGTAGACATTGTTTGCTATGATAATGGCAAAGTTACATGGGAGTTAGAATATTATGAAGCTGTTGCTGGGGTTGTTGGGGAAGTTTGCGAAATTTTGGATATTAAAATAAGATGGGGTGGAAGCTGGGTAACAGGAGATTTCAAACTGAATAGGGATATGAATTTTATTGACGCAGTTCATTTTGAAATAATTGAGTAGATGTCAAAAATCAGGATTAATAGGCGTAAGGACTACAAAGAGCAATTAAAGTTATATCTTAATCTTTCTAAAAGTCTTAATGCTAAGACTAAAAAATTATTTAAAAAAACAGCCAGACAAGCAGAAAAAGAATATCTTAAATATGAGGATATGTATTATTTCTTTCTGGAAGATTTTTCTAATGATTTTTATAAGATATTATCTAATCATTACAGGGCAGTTATTACAGCGTCAGGTGAAAGACTGATAAAGCAACGAGAAAAGAAAGCAGAAAGTGAGATTGATATAGCAGTAGCGAAATATATCAATGACGTAACAGCAACGAAGGTAACTGAGGTATCTGAAACCACCAAGCAAAGCATTAGAAGGTCAATTAAGAAAGGTATTGCTGATGGGCAGTCCATTCCTACCATATCCAAAGATATACGCCAAAATAACGCATTTAAGCCCTATAGAGCCACTATGATTGCTAGGACTGAAACTCATTCTGCTATGAACTATGGTAATGATGAGATATCCAAGACATTAGGATTTAAAGACCCAGTCAAGGAATGGAATAGTGCTTTAGATGACAGGACTAGACAATGGCATAGGGCTATGAATGGAACAGTAGTTAAGCAAGATGAAATGTTTAAAGTTATGACGCCTATTGCTGGTGGTGGGTTTACTGAAAGAAGAATGAACTACACAGGAGATTATCAGAATGGCGGTGCTTTGAATGTTATTAATTGCAGATGTTTTACGTTGCGATATGATTCAGAAGATGAAGTGATTGGAGCTACACCGAAGCCAGTCAGTCCTGTAGTGCCAGAAGTGCCAACAGAGAATCCAATACCAGAAGGAACACCATTAAGCATAGGAGTTAATCCAACATCATTTACAGCAAGAATAGCTGGGTCAAAACTTGTCATTGAAGATAAGAAGAAATCATTAAAAGAAATCAAAACTAAAATCAAAAATAATGATGAAAACTTTGATTACAATAGAATGGATAATAAGTGGAATTGGCTAGATAAAAACTCTGGAAAAGTTACTCCACAAATAAATAAATATTCTGCTAGAGATTTAACTGAACTAAATGTGGTTATTGATGAATTAGACCAATTAGCAGACTTCTATAAAATATCACGCATAAGAGGTATAACTTCTGTAAGAGGGAACTCAACAGCAAATATGGGTGGTGGTGTTATGGGAATTAAAAAAGACTATTATGATAATGGAGAAGATACAAAATTTTTAATGTATAAAAAGAAATTTATGATTGATGACCTTAAAAAAAATCACACAGAATGGGCTAATCAAAATGTTGACTTTGCAGAGTTGTCAAAATATAAGATTGGCAAGACAAAATTTTATTCAAAAAATAATCCAAGCAAAAGAGAAAGAAATAAAGGTAAAGTTTATCACGGAGTAAGTGATTATGAGATACCAGCAGATTTAGATAAATATGGAGATGTGATTCCAGAGAACATTTTAAACGATATGAGTATGGCTCAAAAAAGGTCAGTTTCTTATCATGAATTTGGACATCATGTTCATCAATCGTTAGAAACAACAGGCTTAGATTCTGTTACTGAACAGAAGTTGGCTGATTTTTATGTAAAAGCTGTAAATTCAAAAAAACAAAGAGATTTATTAGCACAAGGTAAAACAAGTTTATATCCTTCAAGATATTCACAGGCTAATAGCAAGGAATGGTTTGCTGAAAACTTTAGTGCTTATCACATGGGAAGAAATGATATAGTAAGCCCAGAATGGTTAGAGTTTTATAAAACTGAAATATTGCCAAATATTAAATAATTAATCTAAAAAATTTGCGTTACCTACATCTGCAACAACTTCACTAATTCTTATACTCAATCCTTCATATAACATATCAAATTCTAATTTCTCAAAATCTTCAAAGTCATCATAAGGAATAGCCATGAACTTATCATAGTCTTTTTTTGTAAGATTGCCTTTCTTGCCTAATATGTCAGAAGCAATAAGGTAATAATCATCATATGTCTTAGCCATAACTTTGCTCATTTTTAGTTAATCTCAACCAATAATTATAATCTTTTTGCAATTAATTGTATATTTTTTTTATAGTCTATATAAATCAAACACTTATAACTACATTTATTTTATATATATACTTTACATATATATAATAATTATATATAGTATGTATATAAGTTAATAACAACTTATATAAAAACTTAAACAGGAGCAAGAAAATGGAAGATTACAGAACACAATTAGAAAACAAAATGGTTTTATTGTCTAAATTGAAAGCAGACGCAATTAAAGAGAGAAAAAGAGTTATTCATATATCAGAAAGAGTTGCCGAACTAGACA